ATCTATAGCATTACCATTTCTAGTTATATCATTATCTAAAGTTTCTTCAACAACTTCTATAATTTGATTTCTAACAGTATCTATATTTGACGTTGTACCTTTACCAAACGCAACTATTAAAAAATCTATTGTTCCTCTATAAGAACCCGCACCAGTATCACCTATACTTGATACTTCTCTTGTTTCATCACCACTTTGAACAAATAAAGCGGGAAACTGTGCGTCTGATAATTCCTCTACCTCAAAAGGTTCTCTAGTAATTTTTTTAAACTCAATAGGACTTGTAACAGCATCAAGTTTAGTAATTATATCACTAGCTATGTTTTCCCTTTTGCTCATAATCTCATTTCTTTAAAATAAAAATTTTGAAATTCTTTTATTATTTTATCTTCTTCTTTATTCCCAATAGCAAAAAAAGGTCTTTTTATCTTTCTTTTACCTACACCAAATGTATCGTGATAACTTGCTATTTTTTCTCTTTCTTTGTTTGCAAAAAATAATGTGCTTTTTAATCCACCAGTTTTAAAGTCTAAACTTCTAAACATTTTACCTGTATCTGTTAAATCCACAAAACCTGTTTGTCTACCTCGTTTTTTTCGGCTTCTAACAGTAGAAGATGCGTATGACCTCATATTACCCCCATCTGGTAGTTTACCGCCCTGTGTCCTCTTTGTAATCATAAGAACTGCCATGTTAGAAACTCGATTAAGGGATTTGGTTATTACTGCTTTTTGTTTTCTCGAAATGGTTTTTAAAAGGTTCTTTACCTCTATATTATTGATGTTAACACCAACTTCCATTTATCTAACTAATCTTAAATAATGTAATGGTTCTTTTTCGCTATCTGAAACAGTACCGCCACCATCTTCATCATATTCAACACCATCACGCAGAATAGCTTGAAATTCTTCTTCGTATCTATCCCTATAAAAGTCTATTTGTACCTGGAATGTGTCTTTGCCCTCGCCTGTGTCTGGGTCTCTCCATTTAGTCAAAATTGGATAAGCATATTTCCATAAAGTTAAATAAACAACTGATTGTGTCCATTGTGAATTGGTTAACTTGCTATTGGTCATTTCAACAGTAGTTATTTTAGTTATATCTTTGTATCTGACTTGATGCCTGTATCTTTCCCACCATTCTTCACGAATACGTCTAAGAACGTCATTTTCTGCAAATTGTAATTGATCGCCAAAATCAGCAACCCCAAAACCTAGAATGTCTGGTTGTATCTTTTGTAAATCACTATTAGCAACCGCAAATTCAGATGTAGCCATTATTCAGCCTTTTTTGTTTTAGGTTCTTCTTTTTCCCATTCAGAATCCTTTTTTACTTCTGCTTTTGGTTCTACTTTGGGTTTTTCAACTTTAGGTTCTGGCTTTGGTTTAGGCTTTGCAATAGCTTCTTTAAAACCTCTTAAATCATAAGCTGACTTATTCATTTCATAGTCTGCTTTTGATCTTGTAACTATCTTACCATTTCTTTCTAATTTAATCGTGTCCATAAATAATCCTATAGTTATAGGGGTGGTTTCCCACCCCATAGTTAAGTTGATTACTGGATTGATGAATCTGCTAGGATTTCTATTCCATAGCTATCTTGTAGTTCTCCAACACCATAAACTGCTGTTGCCACAATTTCATCTGCTCTTAAACTAGCATCTCTTTGGATTTCTATTTTAAGGTCTTGCATCATTGCTAATCCTAAAGCATCTCTATGGAACATAGCACCTTTATAGTCTCCTGTTGTACCTGTATTAGCCATATTAGCTGTTTCAAATACTGGAACACCAAATAAAGTTCCTATAAACCCAGAACGTAATGCTTCATTAGAAATATCAGTATCTAAACCCGCATATGTGTTAGTCATACCTCTTTTAAGGTCATGTGCTACCATTGGGTGTAGAACTAAAGCTAAATCATTCATTGGTACTGAATTGTTCCTTAGATTTGCATGTGCTTGTGCAACTGTATCTGCTGATAATGCCGCGTCTGAACCGCCAACTGATGTTGAAAACCCATCAAATAATGCTGTTAGGTCTAAATCAATTTTTCTAGCTATAGCTTCACCAAAAACTCGCCCAATATCTTGAGCAACATTTCTTGATGCTGAATTTCTAGCTAAATCAGTTAATGTTGTCATAATACCAACTTCTGATGCTGTTATTGTAACTGAACTTGGATTAATCGCTGTATTTGAAAGATCAGCGGCTTCACTTACTGCGGCGGCTGATACGGTTGGGTAAATCGGCACTTCTACTGATTTTCCACCACCTGCAATAGTGTAGTTTCTAACTAAACCTTTCATTATTGATTGCTCACTAGCTGTGAACATAGCTTCTGCAACTATCTCGGTATATAGTTCCGAAATGGTTGAACTGGTAGTTTCGTTTGCCATTTAAGACTCCTTTAAAAAATTATAATTTTGAATTAATCACATAAGGTTGGGATTTTTTATTTTTCCTATATTCTCTATAAGCTTCCCTATCTTTTGGATTATTCATATCTAAATCACTCAAATTTAAAGGTTTATTGAGTTCTGTCCTATCCACATTTGACACCGAGCCAGAACCACTAGGGGTGGCACTAACAAAGTGAGGGTTTTGTGTTAAGAACTCTTGTACTAATTCGTCTGTACTTAAAAGTTCACCCAATTTATTGTATCTCGCAATTCCATTTTTATCAAGTATTTCTACATTGCCTGTTTCATTTAGCTTAATATTGTCTTTTAAAAGCTCAACAACTTGATCTGGATTAATAGCCTTATTCTTTGATGCTGACGATAATAACGATTTATTTATCTTAATATCTTTTAGCTGATTTTCTAAATTTGTTTTTTCTTTGTTAAACTCTTGGGTTCTTGTTTTAAGTATTTCCTCAAACTCACCCTTTTGAATACGTTGCTTTTCTTCTAAATCTTTTTGTGTTTTTACAGCAGTTATAGCTATATCTAAATCTTCAACACCTAGCTTCTTATACATAGAACCTCTTTCTTTCGCTAATCGTCTTTCAACAATATTATTAACCTCGTCTTGGGTAAATGTTTGCTCTGTTTCCTGTAATTTTGGTTGTGGTGCTTCTTCTTTTATTTCAGCAGTTTGTTCTACTTGATTTTCTTCAGCCATTTCTCACTCCTTAAATATCCCAGTCTGGGTTTGTTGGAATCCAAGTATGGCGACATCTATAACCACCTCTAACAATAAAAGGATCGCCAGTAGATTTACCCGCCCAACCTTGATTATTCCAAATATCCCGAATTTTTTTTTCGGTTAATGTTTTATTTAACATGTTTTGACAGAAAGGTCTACTGTCCCTTACAAGAGTGCCAGTGTACCTAAAATGATTTAAACCACTATTTTTAGCTTTTGCTACTGTAAACTGCCCATGGAACTGCATTACTGAGTCATGTGCTATTTGACCGCTGTATCTCCTTAAATTATTTCCCGCCCTGTCTGATGCGTATTGTGTATGTAATTTCCTTACGGCTTCTTCAACTTCAACCTTTTTTGATATATCAAATTTATTCTCGTTAATAAAATCAACTAATTCATTTATCTCCCGAGTATTTGATCGTTGATAAACACCATTAATATGTTGTCTTATATTTTTAACCATATCTTCAAAAGGTCTACCTGCGATAGTGCTTTGGTAAACCTCGTCATTTATTATTTTTAAAAATCTTTCAGCTATATCTTCAAACCCACTAAATGATTGCGTTTTTAAAGCATTTATTGTTGCAAGGTCAACTTCGGTTAGGTTTTTAAATTTATTAGGGATAGGCATTTTACCAAATGTATCTAAAACAACTTTGGCGATTTTATTATATTCTTCATTAATTATTAGATCAGCTTCATTTAAAAAGGTTGATTCAATAATTGTTCTTAATTTTGGTTGTAATTGTATAGCTAATCTTTGAGAAACTAATTGACCTTTGGTTGCCCTAGTTACTTCTTTTATTATATCTTCTTCCAAGCGGTATAATACATTGATTATACGTTCTTCATGTTGATCTGCTAATTTTTCTAATATTTTTGACATTTATAAAGTTGAACTTTTTTGCCAAGCTCTTATAGACCAGTATGCAGGAGAAAGTGTTTTTTGTCCTTTTACTTTTTTAAGAACACCACCCATTCTAGCTAAAAAAGATTTTTGCCTTGCAGGAATATTTTTCTTTATAGACATTCCCCTTGCCCCATAAGTAACTTTTTTTATGCGACCAGTTTGTTTATTTTTAACATAAACACCAAATTTTTTATTTTTTGATTCTGACGTTGATAATCTAAAAGGTTTATTTAAATTTACTTTTCTTCCTTGATATTCTGCCATTTACTTTTACCATCTAACCTTTCATTTACTATTGCCTTACATACTGGGCATTGATAAACGTCTTTGAGTTTCTCTATCAGATACACCTTACAAACCACACATATTTTTTTAGGCTTTTCCATAACATACGCATTATTTTCTTTTTCTTTTAGTAGCTCGTTTTATTAAATCTTTATCAAAAGAACCAGACCTTCCACGACTAATAAGTTTATTTACTCTTGCCATAGCCCAAGCATTCATTGGAATTTTAGGTCTAGAACCCGCACTAAGAAAGGCACCTTGCCCTCTACGAAAACTTGCTTTCAAATCTGTTAGGTTAAACAATTTTGATTTTTTAGCTTTCGCCCTTAATGTTGAAACTGTTTTAGCGGATAAAGGTTTCCTAAATTTACTAGCCATTATGCTTTAGTCCTTTTTCTTAATAATCGCATTGGAATATAAGCACCCGATTTATATAAAGAACTTACCTTTTTAAGTAGATTTGCTCTCCTTGTTCTTTTTGCACCTTTTAACCCAGATAAATATTTTTTTGGTATCTTGGTTTTTTTATCCTTTTTAACTTTCTTCGCCAACTGTTTCTCCCTCAACTTCTGTCGTTTGAAACTGCCCTCTTACTGTTCTCATAGCATCTATTTCATCATTAATAGTTTTAATTGTTTCATTATCATCTATTACTGTTTCAGCTATCTGTTTATCTATTTCCTTATTAAATGTTTCGGATTTAATGCCACTTGCTTTAGCCATTTGTAAATATTGTAAATCGTTTGCCCAATCTCTAATATCAAAAGTATCTGGATAGTTAACTTTTCCGTCCCATTCTCTATCTTGCCACCTAGCAAACAATGACCAAATCTGTTCTTCTGAATTTTCTAAATAATCGGCTTTTTCTGATAATCTGGCATTTAATAATTGAAACTCTGTTTGTAAGGCAATACCACTCGCTATTTGAGAACCAGTTGCCCTTACAGAACCCATATGAGTAATCCTATCAATAGCGTCTACCTTATTTTGAATACATTTCATTATACCATCTAGGTTTTGTCCACTTGGTTGAATTATATAAGGCTTTAAAGCTGAATCTAAATCTTCTGGTATTTCTATTATAGCACCCGCACCCGCACTTGCTTCTACATTAGGGGTCTTAACTAAACTTGGGTGATTTGCTAATCTGATTAACTGTTCTTTTTCAGAATAATCATTATAAATAGATTGCTGTAAAAATGCGACGTCAGCTAAGTCGCTTATACCTATTGGTCTTTTATTTCCTCTTAAATTAAAAACATTAACAGCGGGGATTACTCCTAATGGGTTAGGTATCTCTTCTAATAGCTTAGAATCACCCTCAGTATAATCTTTGTCGTATTCTTCAACTTCATATGTGCTTATAGTTTTTTCTGTGAAAACTTTAACGATTGCTCTTTCTGAATTTATATCTTCAACGATAACCAATAAATCTAAGTAAAACCGCCCACTTGATGACCTAGCATAATTCCAATTAACAACATTCTCTGGTGTATAAATTGATATGTATGGTCTAATATCCTGTGCAAGTTCTTCTGCTCTTGTATTTGCATTTGATTGAGGTTTATCAACTATTACCCAACAATTACCATAAATACTAGCATTCATTTGAACTTCACGCATTACAGTATTAAAGGCTCTACCATCTAAATCTGCATCTTGAATAAATGATTGTAGTTGTAAATCTCCATCTAATGTTCCATAATCTCTTGTTGGTGGAACTCTCCATAAAAAACTTGTATATATCTGAACAACATTCTTACAATGATTATCTAATGGTGTATGCCTTATCCTTTGTTCATAATCTTCTGGAGATTCTAAAACGTATCTGTGTAGATAATAACCATTTTTATAATCATTACCACCTAAATAACTTCGGATATAGAACTCCCAATTACTTATATTTGAGTGCCATAAATCATGTTTGCTTTGTAAAAATTCCCTGTTCATTAACTCCACCTTTGTTGTGGTTTTGAAATAAAATTCCTTTTTAATGGAAAATTAAATTCTACTAAATAACCTAACGCATCATTCATGTGGTCGTAACCACTATCTTTATCTGGAATATGTGTTCCTTCTTTATAAATCTGTCTCTCTATGCTTTTAATTACATTTTTACAAGACTTTACAATAAACAAGTTATTTTTCCCATTTACATTTTTTAGTTTTGAATTTACTGCGTTTATTCTATCCCTTACCAAAGGTGCTGTATTTCTACATCTTACATCAAAACCTGCATTTTTCAAAATAGATATATCAGTAAAGCCTCCCGCAGACGTTTTTCTTTGTCTAGCACTTGGGTCTGGGTAAACAATTATATTTTTATTTTTATATCTATTTCCTATTTCCTCGCACATTTCTTGAGTATTTGAGGAATAAATTTGTATTTCATCTACAACAATAATTATATCTCTTTCAATAATAGAAACAACCGCAGTCATTGGGTCAACGTTAAAATCTAAACCTATGTGCAACGATAAAGTATTTTTTTCAAATTTATCAATAATATTTTTTTGTCTATTAAAATTATAATAAATCATTCCAGAGTAATTTACAAACGTGGCTTCATACTCTTGTTGGAATGTTCTAATATCAAGGTCTTGTTTGGCTTGTTCTACTTCTGCATCACTTACTTGACCACCCTCTAAAGTTGTATATTTAAATGATGACCATTCATTGTTAGTTTCGCCTTGTTTAAATAATTCATATGACCAGTTACCAAACCCTCTTGGACTTCCACAAAATAAAGCATGACCGCCAGTATCTGATAACGTTGGTCTTAATACTTCATACCATGCTTCTTTATGAATATCCGCAAACTCATCTAGTACAATAAAATCTAAACCAACACCCCTTAAAGATTGCTCATTATCAGCACCCCTTAATGTTATTTTTGAATTATTTTTTAAGGTAATAGTTAAATCGCTGTTATTGACATTTTTTACCCACTTATGATCAATTAACCTTTCTTTTAGTTCAGTCCAACATATTTGTTTGGCTTGTCTATAAGTTGGTGCTACATACCATACCTTTTGATTTGATCTACTTGCAAATTTTGCTAATTCATTTATTGCTAGATACGTTTTACCAAATCTTCTACCAGTAATAAGAACTCGAAACCTTGAATTATCTTTTATAACTTGTGTTTGCGGTTTGGTTAAGGGCATTAATTAGTCCATGGCAAAGGTTCTTCTGATGCTGATTCTTCTAGTCTATCTTGTTGACCTAACATATTTTTTCCTAAGAATATGAGCATACTTACATTTCCGTTTTCACAAGCTCTCCATTGAAGCTGTCTTAACCTCATTTTTTGCTCTGCTCTCCCTTTTGTCAGATATTCCGAATAACTCTTTTCTAAAAGGTCTGCTGAACAACCGAAAAAATCTGCCATTTCAATATTTGTACACCCTAATTTTGCTAAGTTAGTTAATTGATTTGTGTCTATTTGATACTTTTTTGGTCTCGCCATAATCCTCATTTTCCCTTTGAGTAAAGTTTCCTGAAATAATAAATTAATTATTTACTCGGATTTAATGTTGCTTTTCAAGTTTTTTTTCCTTTTTATGACCAAATCCCACATTCCATTTTTTCGTAAAACCCTTTTAAAATATTGAGGGTATTTTTTATATAGCCAATCAGTTGCTTGTTTTTCTCCCTCGGCATTCCTTGAAACTTGATGACCTCCTTCCCCACCCCAATAAACACAAGTGGGAGCAACGTAATTAAACCGACCAATGCCTTTATCTGCTATAAAATATTTTATAGTCATCTCATGGCTTTCTTTTCCCGCAGTATAATCTAGTCTCGCTTTACATTCCTCGCCCTCATCTCTTAATACTTCATGATTATTAATAACACCTATTACATTTCCAACGATGTATTTTAAATCAAATGAAATATTATTTTTCATAAAATAAGGATTATCAACTGGGTATGTTCCGAAATATCTTACTTTATTTTTTTTACATGTATTAAAAGCATGATTGATAAAATCGTCTAAATCTTCAATCTGAATTAATTTTTTATCATTAATTTTTGTTGATATAGTTTTTAAATCATCATCTAACATAAAAATATTTTCGCCAATTTTATGGCTTTTTTGAATAAAGTTTCTTTGTTGTGGTATTCCTCTTTTACCAACTACTATTTCGGCATAAGAATTTTTATCTAAGAAATCTTTATAAATAGTTTTTTCTTCTTCATTCGCAACATAAATAAAAATATTTTTTGGGGATACATTTGTTTGTGATAAATAATTTAAGGTTTTTTCTTTTAATGTTTTGTGTCTTTTAAATGATGGTATTATTAATTTGTACATTTTTAATATTTTAACCCTAATTTAATTTTTATTTCTTGTGCTTTCTTTATTTCTTCTGGTAAAGCTATTTTTTTGGTTTCTGTTTTAGCTCTATTAAGTTCGTATTCTTTAGTTCCGCAATAAATCATTTTTTCCCTATAATAACAAACTATTGATATTCTTTCGAAATAACTAATTTTTTCAACGTCTGTGTTACCATGTACTTCGTGAACATCAAATAAAGCAACATCTCCATGCCCTATATCTAATCCTACACCATATCTTGGTAAAACAGTTTGAAACCCTTTATATTTACCCCTTGAAATTACACCTAAATTACCAAACCCATCTTTTAGGTCGCCTTGATCTTTATGACCTGCAGTTCTAAAATTTTTATTAACAGTTACAGTTGTAAAGGCAGTATTATTTATTATAAAATCTTGTGAAGATAAATCAGCCATAGCTTTTTGAACTTTATACCTATGAGGGGCATACCTTTTAAAAACTTCATTAATGCTTTGAATATAAGGAATACAAAGTTTATATTCATTAAAATGTGATTGTGAAAATGAAGTTGTTCTACAGTAAGGTATTCTTGGGTATCTATCCATAAAACCTATAACAGAACTGTTGACGGGTAACGAATAACAAGTTTTAGAAAGTTTACCATTACTCAATATTGGAATATATTTACTGCCATTAATTTTGCCAATGACTCGACCATCTATTTTATCCCCAATTTTATATAATTTATCAATATCGCCAGATGCTGAACCTCTGTTGTTTGATTGTTTTGCTGATTTCCTAAATGGTATTCTTGCGTTTTCTAATATATTATTTGAAACTGCATTTTTTTTTAAAACACATAATAAATCCCCATTTTCCTTAAAAACTTCGGTATCTTCTGTAATTAAATGCTTAATATGTTTTTCAGTTAAAAAAGCACCTATTAAACTATCAGCTTCTTTTTCTGTCATAACTGGTTGTAATTTAAGGGTTTTCATGATTATACCTTTAGGTTTTTTTCCTCTTTAAAAACACAATGTAAAACTGCATCTGATATATTATCAATATTATGCTGTTCTCTTACTTTCTCAATTATTTCTCTAAATTTCTTTTCATTTTCTGGTTCATAAAATAACTGTATCATTTTGACGTCATTTAATAAATGGTTATCGTCTTGTACTATTTCTCCGATTGGATCGGTAAAATCGACTTCCTCTTTTGCAAATAAACTATCTAACTCATCATTACTAAAACCAGTAATGTTCAAATCAATATCAAAATCAAGTAAAGCATTTAATTCATCTTGTAATAGCTTATTATCCCACCCAGAGTCCTCGTTAACTCTATTATCTGCTATTCTATAGGCTTTTGCTTTTTTGTCGCTTAAATCGGCTATAACGACTGGCACTTGTTTTAACCCAAGTTTTTTGGCACCTAATAACCTAGTATGACCTACAATGACCACCATTTGTTTATCAACTACTATTGGTTGTTGGAAGCCAAAATCTTTTATTGACCTTGAAACCTTTTCAATTGATTGGTTTTTTCTTGGGTTATTTTGATATGGAATAACTTTTTCAATGTCTGTTTGTATTATATTCATTATTTTTCCTTTAAATCTAAACTCTTTACAAACTTAGAGTCGCAATAATTACTATTAGTGGCTTTTAAACCCGCAGGTTGTACTATATCTTTTATTTGTCTGTTTGAACGCATACCCAAATAAAAATCCATATAACTTGATAATTCTACCTTTCCCTCTTTATCGCTATTAGCTAATGAATCTGAAACATCTTCAAATCGTTCATTATCTAAACTTTTACTTCTTTTACTCGTGTCTTTTATTTCATTATATAATCTTTTAAGTTCATAATAATTTTCTTTAGCTTCGTATTTTCTTGCCATTATCTGCTCCAATATTACTAATGCCATATTTTTCAATATGTTGTTTAATTTTTACACCATCTTCAAAACCCCTTTTATAATATGCACTTGAATTTTTTATTGGGTTTTCCTTTTCATTACAAATTACATCAAATATCCCATCAAAATAAAATGTTAAATATGATGCTCTTTTTTTTTCTAATGGTGTAATCATTATTGCACTCCAAAATTTATTTTAAAGTTTTATTTCTTGCTTCTTTTAACATTTCAGAACATTTTTTCCTGTTAAAGTCGCACCTGTTTATTAAATATTTATGCAAATTACCCATATTGGTTTTTGCTCTTATGCACAGCTGATAACCATAATAGAATCTTTGTATATCTTTTTTAACATAAGCATCGCCGATACATTGAAAAACAGTATTATAACCTTTAATTAAACTCATCATTATACCCAACTCCCCATATCTAAATATTCTATAGCTTGATCTTTAGTAAAATGACCTTCTTCAATTGCTCTTTGTACGTCATATGAATGTTGTTTTGCATATTTCTTTATAAATTCACTGCCTTTTTTCTTTTGCACCGCCTCTACAAACATTTTTAACCTCATGTCGTATTGTTCAATTTTATCAGTACTTTGTTTAGTTGGCTGTTCATCTAAATACTTTTTAGCTGATAACCAGAAAGCAGGTTGTTTTACAAATTGTTTATCTTCTACTGAATTAAAATATTTATTATACATTTTAGCTAATTCTTCTGGTTTACCTAGCCATTCTTCTTCTAGTTTTAAAAAGTTCTTTTCAGCTATTCCCTTACTTACTTTATTGGGTATATTTTTCCAAAATCTATTAAAAAGATTATAATAATGGTCTTTATTTTCTTTGGTTTTGGTAATAGTAGGGGTAGGGGTAGAGGTAGGGGGGTTATTGCTAGGTTTTTTAGGTCTACCGCCTAATTTACCATTTACTTTTGAGGCATCAATCCTCCTAGTAATATAAAGATATTCTTGAAGTTGCCTTTCATTTTGATAATGGTCATTAATATAAATAAAAAACTCTTTTATTATCAGGTTACATGATTGCTTTTCATCATCAGTAAAACAATTAGCAATCCTATAAAGTTCCATATTATTACTTGGTAAACCTCTACACCTTTTATTCCAGTTAAAGCATAGCAACCTAATATACACACCTATCTGCTCGTTAGAGAGGTGCTGAGTCCCCGCAATAAAATCTTCGGTAAATAAATACCATGCTTTTAATTTTTCTTTTGGTTTTGAATTTTCGTCTATAATCATTATATGCTCCATAATATACTTATTTTCTTATAACCCCTTTGAGCCGAAACCCAAAGGGATTTTTTGGTTAATAACCCCAAACTTCTTTTCTTGCCTTTAAAACAGTATCTTCTTTCCAAATCCAATTATCGGGATTGGGTACCAAAGAATCTCTAATTTCTTCTGGGGTGTTTACACTTTTTAAATAATTTCCCATAACTTTAACAATATGTTCACATATTTTCATAGGTTGTGAATAATCATCAAGAGACATAGCTATATATTCTGCATCTTTAGTTTTCGTAGGATTTTTAAGATACCATAATATTTGCTTAGAATTAGTTGCCTTTTGATAAATAGATTGTTGCATAGCATGGGATATACTTATTTTAGATGGCATATTTTTAGAGGTTTTTAAATCAATAAAAAAATCTTCTTTAGTATTTTTATCTTCAAAGTGAAAGTCAGTATAACCTATAAACGGAATACCATTTATATCTACTTCAACCTTTTTTTGATACTCTAGAAGCGACCACCGATAAGCATATTCTTGAAAAGTTTTAGTCCCTAGTTCTAACAAAGGAATTAAATTTTTCCTTTCATCATCAACTTTTGGGTCATTTATATTTAAACAATTAGCATCATATTCACTAATCATTTTTTCAGTAGCTTCTTCTATGGGTATGCCATTTAAAAACATATTTATACCAGATTCTACAACTTGACCTCTTATAGCGGGTGCAGAAGTTGGGAACTGATACCCAAATATTCTTCTTAATGCCCACCTTTCACGAT